AATGAATTAGGATTACCAAAAAGAGTAGTTCTTAATTTATCTTTTACTAATGTTATACCTTGTCCTAATATTTGCTTTCCTAATGTTTTAGGATTACCACCACCGGTTTGTTTTAAAAATCTACCAACTAATGTTCCTTTTCCATCATTTTTAATTTTGGAAAGTGTAATCATCGTATCAGGTTCTAATCCTTTTTGTAAATCACCAGTATTATATACATTTGTTGGAATTAAATTTGTAGGAATACCTAAACGAGAATTTACACCATCTCTTGCTTGGTTTAAAGATGTTACTTTACCACCAAACACAAATTTACCAAACTTACCTTCGGTGATTTTACCCAATCCTTTTCCAATCAATCCACCATCACCTGCACTACCACCCGTTGCATCTTTCATCTTTTCTACTGATGATGTAGAACGTGTTGCTATTCTGATTGCTTGATTACCATATATTAAAGGGTTATTTAATTCAACTCCACTACGGAAACGAACTCCTTTAAACTCTTGTTCTATTTTAGATAATTGGTCTGATTTTACACTTTTTTCTTGTGTAGAACCTGTAAACTTTTCTTGCACAGGAGTTTGGTCCAATACCTTTGGAGTTATATCTTTATTTGAACCTTTAAATAATTCTAATATTGTTGGCATAGTTTACGCTCCCATTAATCCAAATCTATTTTGTGAACTTTTTTCTGATGTTCTTACTACCGATGATGAAACCTTTTCTCTATCCATATACACATCTCTATTTGCAGATACTGCCTGTATCATTTCATCCATTTTATTTACCAATGCCGAAATATCAATTCCACCACCTACTTGTCCTGCTAATCCATTTGGATTTTTAGTTGCTATTAAAGTATCTGCAGGATTTGTTGATACTACTTTACCATTCTGAACAATACCATCATTTATTGCGGGTATTGATGTTTGTGTAGTTGTAGTATCGGTTTCATCTCCACCTCCAAAGAATGATGCAATCGATGAAAATATACCACTCATACTAGCAATTCTAGAAGTTATAGCATCTATTGGATTTATTATATAATCACCAATAAATTGACCTATGGATTTGAAAAAATTTAATATAGGACCTACCATTTCCATAGTAGTAGTTTTCAAACTTGCAACTGCATTAAAAAATGGTTGAATAGCATCTAAAGCCATTTCAAATGGTGTGATTATAGCATCAACAACTGCAGATGCAATTTCTATTATTGGCATCACTATTGAAGATATAACATCATATATTGCTTTAAGTGTTCCAAATACTACTTTAAATACTATACCAATAACTTTAAATGTAGGTAATAATGCTTTTGATAATATCGTAAATAAATCACTTAAAATTGGCATTACAAACGATGTAACCGGTTCAAACATATCCATAAATGCAGTTCCAATTGCAGAAGATGTATTTTGTATCTTATCCATTTGAGATTGCATTTCTTCTTGTGATTTCAAACGTTGTGTTTGTAAATCTAAATCCTTAGCAGACATTTTGGATATATCTTTACCAGATTCTACTAATGAGTTTGCTGCTTTTAATTGTTCTGAATTTAAACTACCAAATCTCTCTCTGATACGTTGTTGGTTTATCAAATCACCCATCTCCATACCTGTTGCTTTGGTTAGGGCTTCTTGTTCGTATCTATTTAATTTAGTTAAATCACCTAAATTAGAAACTTGGTCTAATACTGCTTGTTGTGCACCTAAAATATCATTATTAGCTGCTAAATATCTTGCTTGTGATAAGTTTAGGTTTGTTCCTAATAACGCACTTGCTTCTAATTCTGCAGTAATACTATTTTCAAAATCTAACAAACCATCAGCCATTTCTCCGGCTTGTTTAATAGATGTTCCTAATTTTGCTGCTTGAACTGCTGCTTTAGCGAGACCTTCTGGTGAACCATTAAAATAACGATATGCATATTCGGAATTCTCCGCCATATCTTTTATTACTTTATCAGGTGCCACTCCGGCCATTTTAGCCATTTGTGCAGTTTGGCCAATTAAAGCTTGTGATTGTTCCTGACTTAAACCACCAATGTTCTGAAATATTTTATTTAATTGTGCACCTTCTTGAACACCAATTCCGAAATTCTTATTCAATGCAACCATAGAACCTAATGTTGCTTTTGAAATTTGTTCCGTTGGTGCTAATTCATTTGTAAATGCTATAGCTGCTGATGCAACTTCTTCGGTAGAAGCACCTAATCCAGCCATGTCAGTTGATACGGATTTTATATTATCCCTTATACCTAATGTCTGTGAATTTAATAAACCAGTTTCTTCTCTAAATCGTTTTGCTGCACTATCTAATTCTTGAAATCTTTGGAAACCTGCATATGCTGCAAGAGCGATTGCACCAATTATTAACACTACCGGATTTATTGCTGCTAATAATCTACCGGCCATACCAATCATACTTTTCATTCCCTGCAAACCACCTTTAAGACCCTGTCCTAATGATTTGGTAAATGAAGCACCACCTACTCTAGCACTTCCGAATGCATTTTTAAATCCTTTTGTAAATTTTTCTGCCGTTTCATTTATAATTAGTTTGGATTTATCGGCGAATGGTTGGAAAACGTTTTTTAATGCTCCACCAATTAATGGTATTTCACCTATTTTATCAAGTATATCATCGAGACCGGAACTAAATTTATCAGCCGTTTCTGATGCTATATCATTTACTCTTCCAAATACTTTTTCAGTATCTTCTCCTGCTTTCACTATTCCTAATGCAGCATCTAATTGCGCTAATTGAACTTGTCTTAATCGTTCATTAATACCATAGTTTGTTTTATTAATTTGGGTTTGTTGAGTTAATAGATAATTTATTGTTTTTTCATAATCTTTAACATCTTTTATATTATGTAGTATATCTCTAGTTATATCTATTTGCTGTTCTAATGCTCGATTTCTACCATCAGCAGAGTTTGCAGTATCAGCCATTGCACGAGAAATTTCACCCAACATACTTTGAGTAATCTTCAAACTATCTTGATATTCTCTTTCGCTTTGTGTTTGTCTATTAGCCATAATTAGTAATCAAACCCTAAATATTTTCTTACATTATCCGGTATTGCTTGTTTAACTTTTTCTTTATCACCATCAAAACGTTTTTCAATACTTTTCTGTGCGTTTTGTAATGAATCATCCGCATCTTTTATTGCTTGTTGAATAGTTTTATCATTCTTTATATTCTTAGTCAATACGCGTAAAAATAAACTACTCAAAATACCTTCTTTAAGTTTGTATTTCGAATATGTTTCATTAAACAATTTCCTATCTTCGTTTGTAATTTTCATTTGCTCTCCAATTATACTACTATAAATATAAAGCATAAAAAAAGTGAGGAATTATTTCCTCACTCTTATATTTGGTCCGTTTGCAGTATTTGTTGTTTTTGTTGTTTTTTTTACATCTTCGTTTTCTTTTTTCTTAGCATCTGAAAGTTGTTTGTAGTAAAAGTTTCGAATATGGATTGGTAACCTATACACATCCATTTGAGTAAATCCATTACCATAATAACATAATTCGAAAATTTGTTTATGAAGATATATGGAATAGTTATTCGGTAGGCCAAAAAAACCCTACACCCATAGGAATTGGGCGTACCTCCGTTTCTCCCGTCTCTGGGTTTTCATATTCAAATTCCATTTTAATATCTGGTTGTAATTCTTTTAAATGTTCTCTAAAAGCCTTAGTATCTTTTGCAAGAAAACGATTATTAATAAAATCAGTAATACTTTTAGTATCTTCTTTACCATCTACCGATAATATCATATAACGATAACGTGTAGTTAATTCACTACCACCATCTTTACTCAATCTTTGCATTGCTTTTACATCTGCATCAATTTTCTTTTCATCACCATGTGTTAATAATTTAAAAGTCAATTCATTTCCTAATGATGTTTTAAAAGTATATCTATTTTGTGGATTCAATTTATTTACATCAATATCCTTTGTTTGGACTTTACCTAAATCAACTGATATTTCTTCTTTATCACCATTATCGTTTACAATTTCTATTTTGTATTCTGGTCCATATCCTAACACACGAGTTGCTAACATAATAGCGTTTTTATCACCCAAAAGAATATCATCTGGATTTATTTTTTTATCTACTATGATTGCTTCAAATAATTTATCCAATACAACACCTTTTTTTATCAAACTTTGTGTTGAAAGAATTTCTTCTTCTCTAGCAGTCATATATTTTAATTCTATTTGTCCAGATGAAAGAGGATTTGTTTCTGGATAACATTTACCTTCGGATGGTAGTGCAACAATTTCCGTTGCGAAATCATATTGTGACATATTTAACCTTTATTTTGTTATTTGTATATAAATATATGTTTTAAAAAAAGTTATAAAAAAAGGAGATATTTCTATCTCCTTTTAAATTTTTATGTTGTGGCTTGTTATTAAAACTCCAAAATCGCGTAATCATATGCTAATGTTAATGTAATATCAGCAGGGTCAGCAGCATTTGCCCAATCTAAATCGTTGAATGTTGCGTTTAAGATGAAAGCACCTTTAATTTTCCATTGTTCGATTTTATCACCTACCGGTCCTAACATATAAATATCTACATCTTTCTTATAGAAATCTGCATATCCATCACGGCCTGTTAAAGATTCATGTGATAAACGAACCCACTCCATTACCGCTTGTGCACCGGATGGAACAATTGGGTCATAAAGAGTGATTTCAATATCTTGCCATTCACCTTTACCTTTTAACTTTCTTTTTACATTAATATGGTCTAAGGTTACTGCTTCAAATTGAATTGAAGGTCTATTTGCTGTTTTGATAAGATATGAAGGAATACCATCGATTTCCATGATGAAACGATTTTTCATCTTTGGTTCGAAATTGGTATAAAACATCTCGTTAAATTCTAAGATTTCTGCCATTTTTTATTTTCTCCTATTATACTAATAAATATAATCTTTCTATTTTTTTTAATTGTTTACGCTGAGAATGATGCTCCTGTCGGTAAGATGTTGAAATCTAATACGATAAATTCAGCCGTTTTAGTTGGTTGTAAGAAAATCTGACCAGCTAAGATGTTTCTATCGATTACATCAGGAGTGTTATTTGACTCATCCATCACTACTCTAAATGCATATAAACCTTGTCTTTGTTGGATTCCCTCCAAATATGGATTGACAGTGTTTAAGAATCTTGAACGTGTTGTTGCAGTATTTTGTTCGAATACTAAGTATCTTGAAGTAGAAGCGATATACTTCTTAACTTTGATAAGTAGTCTTCTTACGTTAATTCTATCTAATGCAGATGATTTTTCTTGTAATGTTTTCTGTCCAAATGCCACAATACCCTCGCCAGGGAAAGAAGCGATTGGATTTACTTTACCTTCATATAATTCATCTCTTTCAGAGTGTGTTAATCTATTCAATACTGAAACTGCTCCGATGATTCCACCTCTATTCAAACCTGCTGGTGCAAACCATTCTGCTGCAACTGCATCGTTCGCTGCGTATATTCCTGGCATCAATACTGATGGTGGAACTGCAGTTAATTTGTTTGTGTTTCTATCGATTGTTTTAACCCACGGGTAGTAAGTACCAACGTAGTTAGAATCAACGTTTCCTGCTTGTTCTACTGCTTGTGAGATAGTATCATTTACTGATGTTACATCACCAATAAAGAATACATCTTCACGAGATTCACACATTTCAGAAATATAATCGAATACATAAGAGTGTAATCTTCTTACAACACCAGGTGCTGCGATTAAGTTAATATCGAAATCATCAGGATTAGAAACTGCATCAATTGCTTTCTTATATGCAACTGAACCACTTGCGATTGAAGTTGATAAATCAAATCCTTGTGAGTTTCCTTCTGATAAATCAGTTCCTTTATCAATTGTTCTTGTTGGAGTTACACCATCAAATCCACCTTGAAACGCTAAAACGAATTGTCTTTTTGCAATGTCGGTTGAATTTGAACCAGTTAATTCATATCCTAAGTTAATTGTTGCTAGTGAACCACTTACCACTGCAGTTACTGCTGTATCAAATGCGAAGATACTATCTGCGGTTGCGTTTGCAGGAACTGGTTTTAAGTATTGGTTGTTGTTTATCTTAATTGTTGTAGATTCTAAATCAATACCAGAGAATTTAGTTGTTGAAGATGAAGTATTTAATGCAGAACCTGTCGCGTAAATAACAGCAGGAATTGAACTTCCTTCTACTGGTGCATCGTAACCAGCGTGACCAAATGGACCAGCGATGATTGGGAATGTACCTTCTTCTTTAACTTCTACTCTAATAAACTTAGAACGATTAGCGTAATCACCAGTTTCGTTTTGTTTACCATTTGCATCAATTGTTACATGTCTATCACCAATTACTTTAGCGATATAATTTGGAGATGCAGGGTCTAAGTTTACGTTATTATATGTTTCTAATACTATTTTCTTTTTATCCGTATCAGCAAATCCTCTAATAGTGACAGTAAATGTAGCGTAATCAGTTGCTGCAGATTCACCTGCTGCTTTTACGTTAGAAATACCCACTTTATATTCAGTATTTGCAGTATTACCATCACCTAATGTGTGGAAACGGAATAAATCATGTCTTTCACCACTAATCAATTGAGATTTAACCCACGGAGTAGTTGCGAATGTTACATCATCTGCAAACTCTTGAGTATCTAATTGAACTAATGATAAAGATGCAGAACCTGCACTTAAATATGCTGCTAAATCAGTAGCAGTTTTCTCAAAGTATGTGTAAGTGTACGCCTTCTTAGTTCCAAATGGAGATTCACCAAATACATCCGCAATATCATTACCATCAGATGGTGCGATTGATACTGAACCACTATATGCGATTGAAGAACCACTAATAGTAAATAAAGAATCAGTTCCACTTCCTTCGGTGAATACTAATGATGCTGTTGGGAAACCTGCAGTTAATGAACCAGATTTTGTAGCATGTAATGTTGCTATGATATGTGAACTACCACTTGCATAGATACCAGATGCTGAACCTGAAATCAACGTTGCTTTAATAGCAATCGGTGCAACTTGTGAATAACCACCAACGTGTCCTACACGAACGATAGTTACTGTCCCAGCTTCTCTTAAATAGTTTTGAACTGCGTACCCTGTATAGTATGTTCCATCAGGTGTACCGAATATTTCCTCAAATTCTGATTGTGTATTTACCACAGTCGGTAAGAACGCAGGTCCTTTAGCGAAAGGTCCTACAATTGCTGCTCCTATTTCTCCGATTCCCTGTGCTAAGAATGAAAGGTCATTTTCTCTTGTGAATACACCAGGTGATACAATCTTTTCTGCCATTTTATTTACTCCTAATTAAAGTTTGTGTAATGATACACATATAAGTATAAATTACTTTTTCTAAAATATTATTTTTTGATATGTGTAACGATGATATTATTTTTGGATTGGTGTGAATATTCCAGTATTTGGGTCATAATCACCATCTCCGTACTTTTCGTTTAACCCTTTGAATAGGGTGTCTTCTTTTGCAACTAATTCAGTATATTTGTTTAATAAAGAAGTTTCGTTTTGTTCTAACTCTTCTAAACGTTTCTTTTTTTCGATTTGGATTTGACCTAATTGGGTAAAAACTGAACCTACTTCAAATCGTAAATCATTAATTTCTTTGATTTCTTCTTCCGTAAACTTAATTTGTTCTTCCATTTTGATATATTATGTTGTTTGTAATTAATTATATATATAAATATACCAAAATCTAGTAAACGTAATTTTATTATCTTGTAAATGTTAAACTTCCCCAAGTCCCTTTAAGACCTTGGTCAATTGCTCTTACTCTAATATACCATGTACCTGCTGATAATAAAGTGTTTACTTCTATGTTTGCTTCACTCCATTCAGTATAATCATAAGTAGGAGAACTAAAATCAGAATTATTATCTATTTGTATATCATAAGCAGTAATACCACCAGTTCCAACCGATGATGGTGCAACCCATGTTACAAATGGTGTAGAATATGTTATTGAAGTTGGTGCACCAGGTGCTGCTAAATCAGTATGTGAATTACCCCCTTTATTGTGAGTAACATATCCATTTACTAAATAAGTATCTTCTTCTTCAACATCAATTGATATAATTTCAGTTGTTTTAACTATCATTTCGTTACTTAAAACATCTTTCTCCACCAATACACCACCTTCTTCTCTTACCAATTTATCATTAGTAGTAATTCTGAAAATTTCTTTGAATTTATACAATCCATCTTCCGCATCTTTAACTAATAATGGGTGTTCTGATGTTGCTGTGATTTCACCATCGTTTATATCGTAATACTTAGATGAGAATGAATATACAATGTTTGTAATAGTTACATCCTTTTCGGTTGTATTTAATTCTTCACTATTCCAACTATAAAATCCACCATCAGAATCTGCAGATAATCCACTTAAAGAATATCCTCTTAATACATCTCCCTCATTCAAATCTCCTGCTTCAACAATAGTTCCATCTGCTAATGTAACCGGTGAATCAATCGTTAAACATAATGCAGTTGAGTTTCCATCATATGAATCTACCGAATAAACTGTCTTATCTTTATTTGTGTTATATCCAGTTGCATGGTCATTAAATCCATCGTTGAATACTGCACGTAATGTATGTGATTGTGCGGCCATTAAAGATGTTTGAGCCGATGGGGATTGTGGATTCATAGTTCCCACCGAAAATGTACAACTAATACCACTATTTGTTCCTAATGTAATATATGAACCAGCAGCAACACTCCAAGTGAAATTTGCTGCTCTACTACTAATTCTACCAAAATTAGCACCATCACCACTAAATCCTAATGTATATGTTTCAGTTGTACCCTCTACTGCGTAAGTATAACCACTAATCGAACCAACCGAATCTATCGCAAATGATGACATTGCAATTGGACCAGTTGTATTACCCTTTGCTGCTGAAAGAGATTTAGTTGATTGACCTGTTGCTGATGCTAGTGAATTTAAACTTAAAGTATTACCGGATGATAGTGTTGCCATATTTTTTTCCTATATGTTATAAATATCTAATAAAGATTTAATCCACTTTTCTTTATCAGTATAACGTTCTTTCATATAATTTTTAATGTGATTAAACCATTTTAACTTAGTTTCATAAGATTGCATGATAATCTCACTATAAATATGATTAAATTCCTTTTTAGATGATGCACGATAGGGATAATCTAAATCCATACACCAATCGGTATGAATTATTGGTAATTTACCTTTATCTATTGCTTCAAATATGGAATATCCAAATGGTTCTGCTGTAAATGCAGAATGTGATATACCCCAATCCATATCATAAAATTTATCTTTAAATTCTGATTTATAATGGTATATTTTTGATTTTGAAAGGTCTACTTTAACACCATTTTTCCATAATATATTAAATTCAAATGAATTAGTAAAAACATAGGATGGTAATTTATCTAAATAGTGTGGATTTTTTCTACCCTCACTTCTAGCTGCAAATCCAATCTTATTTGATTCGGAAAGTGGTAAATCCCATTTAAATTCATAAAAATTTGGTATTTTTGTATTTTTATACTGAATATCATATAATCCTACCCAAATATTGTTATTAGACCATTCAGTTACTTGTTGTTCCCATTCAGAACTCATCCACGGATGCCAACCAACCGGAACATCACTTAAAATTTGTGATGTTAAAACTTTATCTACGGAATTATGTAATATATTTGAATGAATTTTATGTTTATTATCAACTATGGGTTTCATAGGTGTATAATGTCCATGTAAAATGTTTATTCTACGTGCACCATTACAAAGGTCTTCAAATTTTTGAATATCATCACCATGCCAGTAAGTTTCGATTGGGAATTGATAATCTTCGTGTCCTTTTGGTTTATTTCTATGAATTAGAAGTATTGGTTTTACATCTAATTTAGGTGCAACCAATTCCATCCATAAATTTACCCAAATATCAGAACCCGCATTAACCCATGGTCCTCCACCAGTGGTATAATAAACATCGTAAACCATTTATTTATTTTTTAACTATAATTTGTCCTACAAAAGTTCCTGCGAATGTTACTGATAACGCATTTACCGAAGTTGATTCTACAATTGATGGTAATTCTTGTCTTTTGTTTGAAGTATTCCAAGCTTGAACGATTGGATATTCTTCATTAAGGTTATGAGTGATTGTATAGGTTGAATTTCCACTAACTGCAATTTTATATGTGCTTAATTCACTAATTTTAGCATCTAACCCACTAATATTATTAGCATCAACTGAACCACTAACTATATGACCACCTTTACCAACAACCACATATCCACTTTGTGCAGATGATAATACAATTGTAGCAGTATTATTATTCGTAAGTGTTGTAGATGATGGTATTATTTGAGAATCATTAGAATCATATACTGAAACTAAAATGTTCCTAGAGTTGAAATTATGAGTAACTGATATGTTTGATTGATTATCAAAAGATGCAGTGACTGTAGCAACTTGAGATACATCCGCGGGTGGTAAATTGGTGATTTGTGAACCATCACCTTTAAAATATGAAGCCGTTACAGCACCAGTTAAGTTTATCGAACCAGTTGTTACTGAATTTGTTGTTACAATTTGTTCAATTGATGGAGTTCCATTATCTTTTTCAAAAAATATTCGACCATCATAAGTATTTATCGCCAACTCTCCTAATTCAACGGAGCTGGTTGTAGGTACTTTACCTTGAACTGCGGTTCTTTTTAACTTTACTACTTGTGCCATATTTATGACTTATCAATTTCATTATGTAATTACTTAAATTAGAAACTCCTTATATAAGGAGTGTTAGATTATAATCCGTTTTCTAA